AAAACGCATAAGGTAGCGAATCTTGCTGCGCCTATAACTTGAATCCAATTAATGCAAAAGCCGCACTAATCAATGATAACTTTGCAGGTAATTTTACCTCAATCTCCTTCCCAGCACATTCCCTCGATGTCTCCTTTATCTTATCCCAAATGATTTGGGCAAGTTGGATATATTCGCGCCAAGTAAACTTAATTTTGTTGTTTTCTAAATGTACGTTTATTTCTCCAGCTAATTGGGCAAAATTCATTGAGTAGCATTGAATGTCACCAAGTGGACTTTTTACTGTGTCGGCTGATTTTAAAGCCTCTTTAAGATTAGTATTCATATTATTTGTTTTAACGATTAAAAAAACGTGTGATTAAAACGCCAAGATTTACCCCTGTGATGCGTTTTATATTTTCCGAAATGGAATATAACTCCACCGTCGCAATTAAAAACGCTGCCATGTACGTAATGTTGAAAGGAAGGCTAAAAGTATTTCTTGCACCTTCGAAAATAAGGATGGCACAAAAATACACTACTATTTTTTCTATAGTTCGGTATAGCCCACGACTATTTATCTTTTGCCCCTCCTTCTTTGCCGCAATGATTCCCGTTCCCATGTCACCAAAAACCACGAATACCGTAAATATCAAAAATCCCTTTATAGGAACAAAAAAGCTAAATATCCATCCGCAACAAATAGCATACGTTATTTTCTCCCATCCAAGGTGCAAAAAGTTGATTAAGGTTGCTTTCATTATTCAAGTTTTATTAGCCTAACATTACCGTCCACGGTTGCAAATTTGCCATCGGCATATTTATACAAGTCGTATTTAACGGAGTTAAAGTTAAAGCTAATTTGATTGGTAAATGTGGCTAAAAGCAAGTTGGTTGAAATCGTGTAAACTTTGCCGTTATCAGGATTAAAAATTAAACGTTTGTTTACATTCAACTCAATTACTCCATCAATAATTTCACCGTTAAAATTTAATTTCCAATTGCCTAAAAACTTTGCCGTGTCCCTTTGAGCCGTTGTAAAATACACAGGCTTCCCGCTTATTTGAACGTGCAAGTCATTGTAATAATTAATCCTTTGTACTGTTTTGCCCTTTGTTATTAAAGGCTTTGCGTGAATGGCTAACGTGTTGCTTTGTCTTTCAGCATCGGTAACAAGGCTTTGAATGGCAGTTGCAGAATCGCCCAATATTTGCTTTGAGCCTGTGACAGTGCTATCCGACAAAGTAGTTTGCTGAATAATGTAATAAATGTTTCCTTGCTTTTGTATGTACACCGTGTCTTTTACAACATCTTGAGCAAAGGAAAACAAGGGAAGGAATAATAATAGGTATCTCATTTTATTTATTTTCGAGGTTAATAATTCTTTGTTCAAGGGCTTTGATTAGGGCTTGTTGTTGCTGGATAGCTTTTGTTAAAATAGGAATAATACTTTGATAATCTACTCCCATATATTCATCAAAGTGTACGCTTTCTGGAATAATAACGCCAATGTCCTGGGCGATAAAACCGAGTTGATGTTCACCATTACTTTTATACGTATAACTAACTGGCATTATTTGCATGATTTCATTTAAGCCATAATTAATACTTTTAATTTCGTTTTTTAAATTATAATCGGATCTCGTTGTATATCCAGCAGCAGAAACACGCCCACCGACATATAAGCTATCGTTAACAGTTAAGCGATAATTTGCCTGCGGCGCATTCGTTCCTATTGCTACGCTTCCTGCAACTGTCGTTCCCGTGCCACTTGCACCAGTTATAAATAAAACATTTTGGTAAACGCCTTGATTTGAGCCATTCGAGACAGGCAAGTCAATTCGATTGCCAATAGCAACGTTGCCAGAGGCTGCAAATCGAATATTGTCAGCTGCATAAGTACCAATGGCAATATTGTTTGAGCCTGTTAATGTGTCGCCAACGGTTGTATTGTTCATTGAACTTATACCAATTGCCACATTATCAGTTCCTGTAGTATTATTTCCACCAGCACTTGTGCCATAAAAATTATTATTAGATCCTGATATATTATTTACGCCAGCTGATGCACCAAAAAAATTATTATTAGATCCATTTCTATTATTTTGACCAGCTCCTAAGCTAAAAAAATTATTATTAGCAGCGGTTGTATTATTTAATCCAGCATTAAAGCCAAAAAAATTATTATTAGAACCAATAGTATTTCTTAAACCAGCATTTGTTCCAATAAAATTATTATTTCCAGATGCTGTATTGAAAAGTCCTGCGTTTATACCAAAAAAATTATTACTAGTACCAATAGTATTTCTTAAACCAGCATTTGTTCCAAAAAAATTATTATTTGCCCCTGTAGTTCTTAATCCACCGCCTCCAATAGCAATTGTTGAAGAATTTGGCATCCTTAATGAATTATATAATACTGTAGAATTATTTTCTTGCCCTGCAAATATAACAGGTGCACTTCCTGTTATTTCAACAATACTTACATTATCAAGATCACCTGTAAATGATGAAGTCGTAAATCGAAAGCCACCCGTTGCACTTGTTGGTAATAATAAAATTACATTTGCCGTTGCACTATGTAAAGGCAAATTTAAACTTACATCACCTATCGTTGCAGTTAATGTACCAGCCGAATAACTTGTAACCGTGTAAGTAATTTCATAGGCATTTCCACTTGTAATAGTCAATGCAGGTGTGTAAGTCAAATTGCCAGTTGCTGCCGTTGCTATTGCTTGTGCGCCGTTAAATGTCCACCCTGTGCCACGCGTCCAATTTGTTGTATCGGCTGCAAATGTTTGTGTTGCTACAACCGTTGTTCTTGATAGATCTTGACTATTTTTTAATATTAAATTTGAAGTCAATGTCTTTACCCCATTTACCGTTTGCGCTCCATAGGTATTTACATATGCAATTAAACTTGTATCACTACCACCTGCAATACTCCAAACATTGGTATTTCTTTTATAATGGAAAAACCTATGATTTACCGTATCAAGAATAATGTACGCGCTTGTATCACTTGATGGAGTAATGATGCCAGTGTCAGCAAGTACGCCCCGCCAAATCAGCCCGTCAGCAGTGCTCTGTTCTCCCAGCGTTATCTTTTGATTGCCATTGCTCGGATATTGTGCCCATGCAAGGCAAGGCAAAAGGAAAAGGAAGAGGGAAAGGAGTTGTTTCATGTTTATGTTTTTTAGAATTAATACATAGGTGAATACGAAAGAACATACCATTTAATTCCATCGCTTTGCAAAACAGTACAATAACCACCTACAATATCAACAGATGCACCTTCTCCATCTGTTATTACAAAAGAATTATTTGAAGGTGTTACAATTGTTAAAGCTTCATTACCTTCTGGCGTGTCAAAAATTGAAACAGTGTATTTTACACCTATTGCATCAGCAGCATTAGGAATAGTCAATGTTTTATCCGATGTAAGCGTAGTGTATATTATAGTGTGATTAGCAGTTGTTGCTGTATAGTTTGCATTACTTATTTTAACAATAGGTAAACCAAAATTTTTCTTAAATAAAACATCTGATTCAAATCTTGATGAATCATTTAAAATAATTTTATTTGAAAATGTTTTTATTCCAGCAACCGTTTCATTTCCAGTTAATCCTACTTTGCCGTTAATCCTATTACTTAGGCTAACTGTGTCAAGGTTTGTAAGTACATTGTTTCCGCCTTCTGTAATATTTCCAGTCACCGCTAAAGTGCTTGATAATGTGGCTGCGCCTGTTACACCAAGTGTGCCTGTTATATCAAATGTATAATTAGGTGTAGAGTTAAATAAACCTATTCTGCTATTTTTGGTAAATGTTAAATAATCTGAACCCATTATACCAATCCTTCCATTATATTCATCTAATCCTCTTTCCATTATTGATTTAAAATATAAACCATTTTGATAATAAAAACCATTATTATTTGTTAATCTTAATGTCACAGAACTACCTTCGTAGCCAGTTCCTTGATAATAATGTATTTCGGTTGGAGTTCCAGATAATCCAGCAGTTAAAATAGGTGAACCTGTACTACCATCAATTCCACCTACATTTAATTTTGTATTAAACCCAGCTGTTGTTCCAGTTAACGCCCCTGTCAATGTTCCACCAGTCAAAGGCAAATAAGTTGAAGCTGCGGAAGATGTGGTAAGATAACTTGAATTATCATAACTTATTGTTGTTCCTGATGCCTTCACAAAGCCTGTGCCGTTTAACGTGTTTTGCTTTGTGTTAAATCTGGAAGTGAGGTTTAAAGAAGTTGTGTCAGCGGTATTAAATTTTAACGCAAATCTTGAAGTTAGATTTAATTGGTTTGTGTCCGATTGAGTAAACAAAAATGACGTATCTGTATAATTTAATT